CAAACCCGCCGGCATCTACATCCGCACGGCCACGGCAGGAGTCAGCCGCGACGCCGACTGGACGTATGCCGGCATCCTCCCCGACGTCTTCAACGACGCCAACTTCCTCCTCTATGACAACGCGGACAGCTCCAAAAATCTAGCCTTCCAACTCTCCGGCATCAGCGCCAGCACGACCCGGACCTTAACCGTCCCCAATAGCTCCGGAACCATCGCCCTCACATCCCAGCTCACCGACGTTAAAGTCTACACCGCCAACGACACTTGGACAAAACCCGCCGGAGCCAAGCTCGTCCACTACTTCATCGTTGCCGGAGGCGGCGGCGGCGGATCAGGTCGCCGCGACACCACGGCCAACAACGGCGGCGGCGGTGGCGCCGGCGCAGGCGGTTCAGTCAGTGTTGGTTGGATTGACGCGGCAGCACTGGACAACACTGTAACAGTCACAGTCGGGGCTGGTGGTGGTGGTGGCGCTGGCAATCGCCCAAACAGCTCCAGCGGAACCTCCGGCACCGCCGGCGGCGCAAGCAGCTTTGGTTCCATTACATCAACTGGCGGACAAGCAGGCGCGGCAGGCAGCGGTGCCGCAGGCGGTGTCGGCGCGGGCGCATCGGCGAGTTTAGGCCTCTATTACGCAACGAGCGTAGGTCGCGGCCCAAGTGGCGCGGGCGGTTTTGCGGCCAACGCCACCGCGCCCGCTGCGACCATAGGAACAGCCGCTGGCGGAGGAGGCGGCGGCGGCAAGCAGGCCACGACTTATTACAACGGCGCTAACGGCGGCGCGGTTGGAAACGTCACGTCTACCGCAGGCGGCACGTTTGTTGCCAACGCCGCAGGCAATGCCGGAACAACATGGATTGGCGGCTACCTTGGCTCCGGCGGCGGCGGCGGATCGCCCGGCACCGGCGGCCAAGCCAACAACGGCGGCAACGGCGGACTCTACGGAGGCGGCGGCGGCGGCGGCAGCGCCTGCGACAACGACGCCGGCGGCGAAGGCAAAGGCGGCGACGGAGCCAACGGCATCGTCATAGTGACAACCTATTTCTAACCATGACCGAGCAATACGCCATCCTCGATCAAGCCGCCGGACACCTCGTCAACGTCGTCCTCTGGGACGGCGACACCGCGAAGTGGCAACCACCCGCCGGAACATCCGCCGTCCGCTTGGCCGACATCGACCTCGCCACACTTCCGCCCGCACCCGCACCGGAAGCCGAACCGATCACCGCCGAAGAACACCTCAAATCCGTCGGCCTCGGCGGCGAACGCCAGCCCACGTTGCTTTATCTCCGCCAATCCCTCGCCGCCGCCGGCCAGCAAAGCCCCGAGCTGGACGCCATCGAGCAATACTTGCAGCAGATCCTCGCCATCTTCGCGTCCGATCCAAGCCCCCGCAACGACTGGCCCGCCCCGCCCAGCACCTTCGAAGCCGCCGTCCAAAGCGCCATGCAAACACTAACCAAGGAGGAAACCTGACACCTGAAACCTGAGTAATGGGGTAGGGCGGGGCCTCCGGACCCGCCGCAGCAATATCACTCAAGTCTCAAACTCAAGTCTCAGCCCTTTCTTATGCGCACCGTCACCCTACAACGCATCCTCTTGAGAGCCTGGCAGAGAGTCGGCAACGACGCCTCTGCGTTGGCAAATATTCCCTCCGGTGCGCAGACCATGCTCGTCGCCGCGGCGAACGACGCCATCGAGCAATGCTGGACCTGGGCGGATTGGCCCGAGCTTTGCCGCATCGAGGAGCGCACCATCCAGGGCGACGAAACGAACGGCTTCTATCTCGACTACGACCAAGGCGGCGGCGAGACCCCGATGGGCGAAGTGTTTGCTGTCCTCCGCGACAACCCGAACAAAACCGCCTCACCCCGCGAACTCCAATACAGCCTCCTCGGCGACAGCATCCGCTTCCCCGACGACACCGACATCCCCACCACCGCCTGGGTGAGATACCGCCTCCGCCCCGACACCTACACCACGAGCAACCTCACCGCCACCGTCCCCGCCGTCCTAAGCAAAGCCGTCGGCTACTACCTCACCGCCAGCCTCCTCGAAGAAGACGGCCAGCTCACGAAATCAACCCTCATGGAAGAAAAAGCCATGAACGAACTAGTGACCGAACGCGACAAATTCTACTTCCAACAAAACCAACCCCAAGCCTGGTCCGCCCGGATCGGACATTATTAAGCGGCCCAGGCAGACCAAAAGACTAAAAGACTAAAAGACTTTTCTGAACTGAATACTGCCAACTGCTAACTGCCAACTCTAAAAACCTATGCACCCTAACGTAAGAACAACCAACCGCCAGAACGGCAGCGTCCTCATCGCCAACACGACCCAAGTGACCGGCGAATTTGTCAGCATCGACAGCCTGGACAACGCCACCAAATTCGAGGTCCTGACCGGCAACAACACCGGCATCGCCAACGTCACCAGTGGCAGCGCCACCGCTATCCCGAACGGCACGACGATCGACGGCATCTTCACCGCCATCAAACTCCACGCCGGCAGCGTCATCGCTTACCGGAAGTAGGCAGAGACTAAGAGCTGAAAAGACCAAGAGACCAAGAGACGAAAGACCCGAACCGATGAGCATGCAGTATTTTCATCATAACTTTTCGACGACCGAGAAGGGCGTGATCGGCACCGTGACCAGCATTGGTTCAAGCGTCTTCAGCATGCTGCCCCACCTTGAGACAACCCTGCGAGTCGCCGGCCTATGTGTCGGCCTCGCCGTCGGCGTAGTCACCCTAATTTCGGTCCTCCACGACCTGAGAAAGAAACAGAAAGCAAACAAATGAGAAACTGGAAAACCTCTGCAATCGCAGTCCTCACGGCGCTCATCGCCCTCATGACCGGCACCAAGGAATACCTGACCACCGGCCAAATCCCTGACATCGGCCTCATCGCCGCAAGCCTAACCGCCGCTTGGGGCCTGTGGATGGCAAAAGACCACGATGCGCGGCTCTAAGACGAAGGATGAAACCGCAAGCCGACCAGGTAGGGCGGGGCCTCCGGACCCGCCGCTGCCTCCAAGTCTCAGCCCTCGCGCTCATCGCCCTGTCGATGAGCGGCTGCGTGACGGTCGGCTACGACTTCCTCAAGCAACAAGCCACGGTCACGGTCAATCCCCCGACCAAAGGCTACGCGAAATAACCCATGTGGACCTGGCTCAAGAGAATCTTTGGCAAGAAATCCGACGCTACCCCAGCGCCAGCCTCGCCGAGTTATGTCTCCGCATCCAGGCCGAGCTTCACCGTCGAGCCACCGCTGACGAGCTACGACGAACGCCGACTCAGCACGCCGAACAAACAAGCCCACCGCATCAAGCCGCAAGCCGTTGTCCTGCATCATTCGGACGGCAGCTACCGGGGCAGCTGCGCTTGGATCACCAACCCCGCGAGTAAGGTGAGCTACCACGTCCTCATATCCCGCGACGGCCGCCGGACAGTCTTCGCCAACGACACCGACCGCTGCTGGCACGCCGGCCGCAGCTCGTGGCAAGGCCGCCCCGATCTCAACAGTTGGAGCCTCGGCGTGGCCTGGGACGGCAACACCTACGAGGACCCGCTCGGCGAGGCCGCCATGAACAGCGCCCTAGAATACCTCGTCCCCCGGATGCGCAAGTGGGGTATCCCGATGAACCTCGTCCTCACCCACCAACAAGTCGCCCCAACCCGCAAAACCGACATCTCCCCGGGCGACGCGGCCCGCTTCAAGACCCGCCTCAAAACCGCGCTCAACTAACCCTTTCACTTTCACCCTCACTCCTCACTTCCTCTTATGGCCAAAACAATTCCCCAACTAACCGACGCCACCACCGTCAACGCCGCCGACGAACTAATCATCCAGCAAGGCGGCATCACCAAGCGGGCCACGGCGGCCGAACTTGCCAAAGGGCTGAACAGCATAACTGGGATCGTCAATGTAAAAGACTTTGGCGCGGTGGGTGATGGCGTGGCAGACGATACGGCGGCCTTCTCTGCTGCTTGCGCTGCCGCGATAGCATCAACGGCAGCATCTAATCCTGTATTAGTTACACTTTCTCCAAGAGCAAATGTATTTGTTCCGTCTGGAAACTACCTACTTACATCCATTGTAAACACAAGCGGAAAAGAGATTACATATGTTTGCGATAGCGGGGTAAAGTTTTTGCCCGCTGTGACAGTATCGGGGTCTGGCCTTCCTCCTAATTCGGGTTCTGGTTTATCTTTTATCAATGGAAGAATAGTGCGTGATGGAATTCATTTTGCAGCAAATCAATTTGGGTTTGCGGACGCGGCTTGCACACTATCCCTTAAAGGAAACCCACTTCTTTTGAACGATGAGCTAGCGTGGAATAATCCATACTACCAACCTTCAGATGTAGCATTTTTATTTAACAATAGAGCCTGCTGCACATTCAATCTGGATAATCGAAATCCAAGCGCAACAATCAGTATTGCGAGTGCCACATACACGGCAACCACAATCACCCCAACGGTTCCTCTTACAGCAAGCCAAGTTTTAATGTTAAGAGTGTCAATGATTATTGATACCAACCACACAGCCTCGTATGGCGGGCTTATTACTGGGTGGGCCAATGACGGAACTTCGATTACCGTGGCTGGATGGTTTCAACAAAACAACACTTCCGCCGGACAAGTGCCCACAAACGGAGTGGGGGCATCAGTTAATAAGTTTACAAATACTTTTGCGTTAAATCCCATAGTTTGGATGGATGCCGACCAAAGCAATACAGGGAAAGCAAAAAATTGCGCTGTCCAAGAAAACGATATCATAAACGCACTTGGCAATTATGATCCTTCTGTGGTTACTGATGAAAGATACGCATGGGCATATGACGCTTTAGCAAAGGGACTATTTCCTTACAACGCAACAACCGCGTATAATGTTAGGGGTAGATTTTACAATGGGTTTTTAGCTGCCGGAACAGCGGTAACTGGATCTACTTCTACCGACGATACGGGTGGAGATCAATTTATAGGCTTCAAGTATTTTGGCAACAACTATGGGTTCGTTTTTCAAAATAGAACCATTAACAGCGGAACGCCGTTTCAAGTTTTGAATGCTGGCACTCAAACCGCCCAAATTCTTCCAAATGGAGACATACAAGGAATAAATACAGCGAGAGCTTGGGTTAATTTCAATGGCAATTTATCAGATCCGATTGCTCCGAGGAACGGATTTAATGTTTCATCTATTACAAAAACAGGAACTGGTCAGTATACGATCAATTTTACTGCGCCAATGTTGAATTCAAATTATTGCACGCTGGGATCATTCAATGAACTTAGTGCTGGAGCATCAACATTTACTACAACGGCATGGACTACAAATTCCGTTTCCATTGCATTAACAAAGCCGGCAGTTGGAACATACGATCACGGAGTAGTCAATGTGGCTATCTTCAATAATAATTACTAAATGAAATCTATATACCACAAACAAGAAGACGGAAGGCTTGCAATTACCGCATTCTTAGATGATGACGCGGCTGACAAAGCCATTGAAGTGTTTAAGAAAAATAAAATTGCATTCGGACAAATAACTGAATCAACCAAAATAGAATCCTTATTTTTTGACGCTTACACGGTGAGCGACAATGGAAGCATTGCGGTCGATATAACAGCCGCTCAAGAAATCCAAAAAGATCAATGGAGAGGGATGCGGACTCCGCTGTTGCAGCAATTAGATATTGAATACATGAAAGCAATAGAGTCTGGAAACGCTCAACAACAAGAGTTAATTGCACAAAAGAAGCAGCTTTTGCGCGACGTAACACAAACAGCAATGCCTCACAATCTTGAAGAAATTAAGCAATGCGTTCCAAGCATCTTGCAAGACCAATGCGAAACCAGCTCAACCCAGCTTGACGAAAACGGGATGGAAATAAGCGGTTAATGCCCCTCGAAAGCCCAACAGTCCGCGACGGAGACGCAGGGTTCATCGGCTTTGCCAGCCGGTTGAATCCGGTGGCGTTGCCGGCGGGCGTGCTTCAGTTGAGCGAGAACATGCGCCTCGATCGCGGGACGGCCAAGACTCGCAAGGGGGCGCGGCGGTTGGCGGATGAGATCCTGCCGTCGAGCTTTCCGATGACGCTGCCGTTCAACTTTGAGGTGACGCTGCCGGTGGATTTGAATTTCACGCTGGCACTGAACCCGGATGGGCTGGTGCTGCTAAACCAATATCCGGGCGGGATTTTTGCCAGCTACAGCTACCGTTCGCCCGGTTGGAATAACCAAGAGTCTATCGTGCTGGCCGGCGCCAGTGCGGCGCATGTCTATGTGGACAATTTCTACGCGCCCATCGTGGACGACCAAGGCAACCCGATCACGGATCAAGATGGCAACGAGATTTACTCGCAGTCTTACACCGACAGCATCCCGTATCCGAGCGGCGAGACCATCGACCCGAGCGACACGGTGAGCATGGTGCAGGCGTTTGACCGCCTCTATCTGCTCCGCGAGGCCAGTCCGTCGCAACAGGGCTTCGAGGAGAAGCCGGCCGGCCCAATCACGGTGGTCGGCACTACGGCGACGGTGACGTGTCCGCAGCACGGCCTATCCGCTGGCATGCGGGTGCGGCTGGAGGGCGGCACGGTGGCGGCGTTTGCAGGGCAGGAGTTCGAGGTGGCGGCGGCACCGAGCGTGAATAGCTTTACGGTGACAGTGCCGAGTGGCACGGCCTCGGACGCCACAATCATCGGCCGCAAGGTGCGGCGGACGAAGGCGCCTCTCTATTGGGACGGCAACCCGCAAGGGGCTTTCGTGAAGGCACCGGCGGGCATTCCGGCGGAAGGGCCAACCTATCGCACCATGCGCTCGGTCGGCTGGGCAACGTATGCCAATGGCCGACTCGTCCTTCCGGATGGCCGGGACAGCGTGATGCTTTCCGACGTTCTGAATCCCGATTTGTATGATCCTTTCTTCCAGTCGTTTCGGGCGAACCAAGGGAGCAATGACTACATCGTGGCGGTCCATCCTTGGGTGGAGGGTTCGTTCTTGGTTTTCATGCGCAACTCAATCTGGTTGGCCACGGTCAATCAGTTCGCCTCGACGGATGGCGGTTCGTTTGCCGTGGACTCGCCGGTATCGAAGCTGGAGCTGCTGACCGATGAGATTGGGTGCAGCGCCCGGCAGTCGATTGCTACGGCGGGACAGTTTGTCTATTTCCTGAGCGACGCCGGCGTCTACCGGCTCGACGCTCGGTTGGATCTGAAACTGCGGGGCGACACGAAGCCGTTGTCGGACCCGATCACCGACCAGATTGGGCGCATCGTGAAGAATGGAGCGGCATCCGCCGTTGGCATCTGGCACGACAACCGCTACTGGCTGGCGTCGCCGGTCGATGGGGCGGACATCAACAACGCCCTCTTTATCTACTCGGCGCTCAATGACCAGTGGGAGACGGTGGATTATTACGGCTTCGGGTTGGATAACTTGTTGGTCAGCGGCCAGTCCACCGACCGCCGCCTGTATGCGGCGAGCCGGGCGGGCAAATTGTTTCTCATGGAGGATCTAGAGCGGGGCGACGATCCGCCGGACAGCACGTTGCGCGAGGAATTTTTCACCGCCGTGACCGGCCGCATCCGCACGCGGCGCTACGGCTTCGGCAGCATGCACACCAAGCGGTTCGTCCGGTCGATGGCCGATGTGGTCTTACCAGATACCGGCTCCATCACCGTGAAAGCCTACATGGTCAACCCAGATGCCGAGATCACGCTGGTGCCGGGACAAACCAACACCTCGGGGCTGGCCGAAGACTATACTCTGAAGCAACCGATCCGGCAGAAAGCGCACTACGCCGAACTTGAATTTCTCACCACGGCCAACCGGCCGGAAATCCGCAACGTGTCCATTGAGGCCACGGTGCAAACGATGGCCCAGACCGAAACACGCAACGCATCATAACTATGGCTCAACTTACAAAAGGACAAACCTTCGCCGGTGCCGAGACGGTCACGGCGACCAAGCTCAACAATCTCGTCGATAACGCGACCATCGCCAATATCGTCAATGCTGACATCTCAGCCTCGGCGGCCATCGCCCTAAGCAAACTGGCGACCGGCGCCTTGCCGACCGGCATCACGGTGGCCTCGGCTAATCTGGTAGACGGCACCATCGTAGACGCTGACGTGTCTGCCTCGGCCGCCATTGCCCTAAGCAAGCTGGCCACGGGCGCCTTGCCCACGGCGATCACGGTGGCCTCGGCAAACTTGGTGGACGGCACCATCGTCAATGCGGACGTGTCCGCCTCGGCGGCCATAGCCGGGACGAAGATCGCGCCGGACTTCGGCAGCCAGAACATTGTGACGACCGGCACGCTGGGCGCAGGGGCAACCACGCTTTCGGCCGCGCTGACCTTGGGCAACAATGACATCGTTTCTGGCACCGGCGCCGGCACCAAGATCGGCACGTCAACAACGCAGAAGCTAGGCTTCTTCGACAAAACGCCTGTCGTCCAGCCGGCCGCAGCCAATCAAGCGGCGCTGACCAACAGCACTGGCGGCACGGCAGACGGCACGCTGGCGGCGGTCAGCGGCACCGGCGACGACGCGGACATCAATAACAACTTTACCGAGCTGCACACGCTGCTGAACGAAATCCGCACGGCGCTGGTCAACCTCGGACTCATCAAGGGAGCAGCATAATATGGCGACAATCAACATCACACAAGGCTACTCATGGACTTCGGGCGAGGTGGTGACACCGGCCAAGATGAACTCGGCGGCGGCGCCGACCGCAGCCTTGGCGGCGGCCAGCATAGTCAACGCCGACGTGTCGGCCACGGCCGCCATTGTAGGCAGCAAGATCACGCCGAACTTCGGTTCGCAGAATGTCGTGACCACCGGCGCCGGGGGCATCGGCACGGCTACGCCCGCCGCCTCGGCCCAGCTTGAAGTCGTCAGCACCAGCAAAGGCTTTCTCCCGCCGCGGCTAACCACGGCCGAGCGCGATGCCATTAGCTCCCCCGCTGCTGGACTTGTCCTTTACAATTCGACAACGAACAAACTCCAAGTCCGCACCAACACGGCATGGACCGATCTGCACTAATGCTGCCATGGCAAAAAGCAAAAGCATGGCAAGACGACCACGATGCAACGACGGACTTCTGGACGCTGCTCGGCGAGCATCTGTCTTCGGGCCTTGTCTGGAACAGCTCCAAGACCTTCATGCTGGCCAGCGAAGCGCGGTGGAATGCGGAGGAGCAAGCCTTTGAAGACGGCGAGCCTAACTGCTGGTTCGTGCGCTTGGCTGCTTCTGCTGGCCACACAAATGCTGTGCGGGAGTTTCTGCGCGTGGCGCCACGCCCGCACCAATGGGTCGGCTGGTATCGCCGCCAACAATTTGAACCACGGATTTACCGGTGGGATAAGCTAATGAAGAAAGTAGGAGGATAATAATATGGGTGGAGGAGGAAGAAGCGCACCCGCGCCACAACCAGTTCCGGCAGCTCCGGCGCCGATTGACTACGACAAGATGTATGCCGCGGCGACGCGGTCGGCCATCCAACAGATGCAGGAGCAGGAGCGTTCGCTCGAGCGTCTGTATCCGAAGATGATCGGTCAGCAGCTCGGCACGGCGCGTCAGGTGGCCGGGGAGTTGGATAATCAATACCTCGCCCGGACCCGTGGCGTGATGGACCAAGAACTGCAAGCGGCCAGCGCCCCCAGCGCCATCGAGGCGGAGATCCAGCGTCAGGCTCAAGAGGAGCTGATGCTCGGACGATCCCTCTCGCCGGAGCAGGAACGTGCGGCGCAGCAATCCGCCCGCGGCGCCTTCGCCGCCCGCGGTCTCGGCACCAGCGCCGGATCGTCGGCCGCGGAGATTCTTAACCGGGATGCCATGTCGCAGCAGCGTCTCGACCAGCGGCGTCAATTTGCCCTCGGTGCCAACCAGCTCGACCTCGCCCGCCGCGGCCGCCGGATCACCCTGGCCGAAGGCTACGGCGCCCTCGACCCCTTCGCCCGCGGACTCAACCCGGCCTTCGGCCTGGGCCAA